ACTGGCGTACTGCCTGCCTTGATTAGGAATCCAAGAAAGTCATGATCAGCACTTGCCAACGTATACGATGTAGGTCTGTTGCTCACGGTGACCGTAGCACCCGCTATCGTGTTAGCCTGATACCCACTCGGCGAATAGGCCGCGTAGTCCTGCTGGCGAAACGCCGCCTGCCACGCGATCAGCGACGCTGATGCTGTGCCGCCTGTCGCCACCGTCGGAGGTGAGCCAAACTCCTCGCGGAAGGTCAGGTTCGTGTTGACAGCGTAGCCGCCATCCTGCCAGCCGCTCGTCAGCTGTGGTATCTTCGGCGCAATCAGCGTTTCAACGACCTTGCTAACACCGAAGAAGCCGTTGTTCGTCGTCGGCAGCTTGTCGCACTTCAAGCGCGCGGAGGAAAGCGACCCCGACACGTCGCAGACGTAGCGGAAGTTGGCAGAAGCGGTGTTGTTGCTACTGACCACCACCACGTCGCTGTTGCCGACAGGTAGCAGCGATGGAAGCGCGGATATTATAGTTATGCTCATACGTTGATTGAAATTGATATTTCCTTGCCGACCACTTGCGCGATGCTGCTCACCAGTTCGTCCATCTTCGCCTCGCTTAGTACCGGGTTGAGGAATGGCCGCCCCTTGATGCCTCGGCGCTTGATTGACTTGGCGATGTTGTAGGCCGCCGCGTCGATTTCGTCAGCAGGGATGCCGAGTGCTTTGTCTATCGCCCACTTGCGAATCGCTGCAACGTGCGATGCACTTGGGTAGATGCTCCGAAAGCTGAACGGCGCACCCCTGTTGACGCGCACTCCATTCACGCCGTACTCGACGAACTTCCAGTAGCTGGCCATCTCCATAGCAACCTGCGCGACCTTCTGCTCAACAGGCAACTCTGCGAAGCCTACCGACTGGCGTAGGTTAAGCGTAGCCTTGGCGTCAACGCGCTCAATGCCCTCAACGGTCAGCTTGATGACATCCTGCATCCACCGAATTAGCGCCGCGTTCACGTCAGGAGATCGCGACAGGCTGAACTCCTTAGTCACGTCAGCGCCGACGCCCAGTACGTCGCCTTCTATCTCTGTGGTAAATTTCATGCAGGTAAATATCGCAGCGCGGAAATCTATGCACTACGGCATAGCCTTCATCAGCAACAGCGCGTTCATGAACTCCCTTGCCGGCATGTTGAATACCTGGTCCATGCGCAGAGGATCTTTGCCGGCCATCCGGTAGACCACACCGACCCAGCCGTAGTTCGGCTTCTTTACGCCTTGGCCGTTGTCGTCGTCATCTCCTGATCCGTCAAAGACCTCCGCATAATCGTCAACAAAGGCTCGGAAAGCTGCAAAAAAAAAGCGGCATATCCCCAAACGTCACCCATCTTCATCTGCAACATCACCTCTGCGCGCTGCTTGTGACCCTTGCCGTCATACGCCTTCGGCCACCACTTCCACACCCTGCACTCCCTCGAAAGCGTCGCCAATATCAGGTGCAAATTGTCAATAACACCCTGCTCGCTCGTCATGTCGTAGGAATACAGCTCAACCAACTGCCCTGCGCTTATTTCGTCGATGAACCACTCAAATTGATACCACTTTCCGGCAACCTTGGCGTGACGATTGGCCGCCAGTGACGATAGCGATTTGCTCGCGGCGTTGATCTCACTGTAGCGCTTGTTGACCTCTGCAATCGTCATCTTCTTGACCTGCTCGATCGGGATGCCGTCGAGAACGGCGATGACGCCGATCTTCTTGTCGCTGGTCGTGTAGATGCTGTTCGCCTCAATCGACACAATGCGCTGGAACTGGTCGACGGTGATTTTGTTCAATATACTCATGACAGCAGCTTTTGTATTTTTTCAAACGTCGCATCGCTTTGCGTCCACACACCCAGACCGTGTGAGTGTTCGAAGTTGTGTTTATACCCCTGCAACTCCGCAAAGAACTTGCCAACGTCGTGAGGGAAGCTGATCGTGTCGTGAAACAAGACGACACCATCAGGGTTCAGGAATGGCAGCCACGTCGTGTAGTCGTTCTTGACCGCATCGTAGGTGTGCAGGCCGTCTATGTGCAGGATGTCGATCTTTTTTTCCCAGCGCTTGGCCACGTCGTCAAAGTAGCCTTTGATGAAGTACAGGTTCTTCATCTTGAGCGTCACCCGGAAGTGTTCACGCAACCCCATGACGTGGTCATAGGTGCTACGCCTCCCTGCATGTTCGTCGCCCTCAAATGAGTCAATGCCGTACACCTTGCCGTGGCCAAGGACCGCGAAGCAGAACGTCGAGAAGCCGTAGTCAACACCAAGGTCGACGGTCACCTTTGGCTTAAGTGCGTCAGTCAGGTGAATAGCGAAGTTGCCGTGTCCCTCCCACGCCGTAGGCTTGGCGAGGATCATCTGATAAAAGTGCTTGATTGCGTGCATGGCTCAAATTTACTACATGATGACGTACCTACCCCCAGCGTTGGCTGATAGCTTGTTCAAGGCGACGTAACGCACCGCGTCAATGGCGTGGTTGTACCGGTCAATCGGCACTCCCAACGACGCGCCAGTCCTATCCGTGTCCCAAGTGTAGTTGCGCAGTTCCTTGATCAGGTTCGTCGATTCTCTGGTGACGAGCAGCGGCTGGCGTTTCAGGATGTCGATGCTGTTCCTGATGCTATCTGCGCCCTTCGTCGCCGGGTGGATGTTGAAGCCAAGGCGATGCACCTCTTCGATGCTCTTGGGTTCAGCACTGTCCGCGATGATCGGCCACGACCTGCCGATGCCCAGCTTGCGCAGGTGTTCAGCAATGTCTTGATTGGTCAGGCCGTTTTGGTAGATCAATTCATGCAGGAGGATAGCACTGCCACGCTTGTAGACGGCCACCACCGCCGTAGGGTCATTCGTGTATCCCCAGTCCAAGCCGATGGCGACCAGCTTATCACCAGCAAAGTCGATGCCGTCGACCTGCTGCCAATCGTCAAAGACCACGCCCTGCAATGATCCGACCTCACCCAAGCCGTAGACCTTCCACCAGTTCGCCCAGTACGTCGATGTCGCCGCCTTGACCTGCGCCGCTTCGATGTCGTCGCGGATCGTCGCTGGCAGCGCCTCATTATCGCGATACGTCAAGACTACCAGTTCGCTATCCGGTTCTTTCAGCACCTCCGTGTGCGCCCAGAACTCCGACACAGGGTTGAAGTCGATGTAGATGGCTTCGCTCGTTCTGATTGCCAGCTGATGGTACGCCTCAAACTCGATGTTGTTGGCCTCGTTGATGTATAGCACCTGCCGCCGTGCGCCGCGTAGCTTCGCCTCCTGATCAGCACTGAAAAACTCAATCGTGCTGCCATTCGCAAACGTGTAGGTCAGCAGCGTCTTGTTCCAGCCTTCGTCGCGCCAGCGGTTCGTCCACTGCATGACCTTGCCGAAGTCCTTCATAGCGCCACGTCGCAGGTGCGGGATTGATTCAGATACGACGCTGATCTCGGTCTTGGCCTTGGCTGCTATGTGGATCAGCACTGCGAGTATTGCGTATGTCTTGCCAGCACTTGTCCCGCCTTGGATGACTTTCTTGCGAGCCTTGACTTTGCGGATGCGCTTGATGGCGGTTGTGTACTCAAAACTCACGCTGTGCGTGTTTAATCCGTGCCTTTGCTATCTCGCAGTATTCTTCTTCCCGTTCAATACCGATGAAGCGGAAGCCTTCCAGCACCGCCGCCTTGCCCGTTGAGCCTGACCCCATAAACGGGTCGAGCACCGTTCCATCGGGTGGCGTTACAAGCCTGCACAGGTAGCGCATCAGGTCGGTGGGTTTGACGGTGGGGTGGTGGTTGCCCTCATCCCTGTCGCGTTTGCTTGCCTTGGCGCAGTAGAAGAACCGCGCGGCTGAGCCAAGCAGGTCGGTCACCTGCTCGCTTCCATCGTGGATGAAGTTGGCGGGCCAGCGGCCTTGTGTCGGGTTGTAGTGGCTCATTTCCTGCCCTGAATCAGCGGATGCGTGAAACTTGCCGCCGCGAATGATTTTCTTAGGTGGGTTGCGTGGTGCTGGTGGCTCCGTTCCCACCCTACACCCATCCACGTTAATCGCACCCGTCCCGTGTTGTAGTACGTTCTCGGCT